CTTGAAGGTCGTGAAGTGAAGCCACTCGCATTCAGCGTCCTTCCCGTCGATCTGGATTATCCCGCGCTGGACGTGCTGCTTTCCGAAGAGGACGACGTCGCTTCGGCGGACGCCCTTGTCGAAGAGACGGGTCAGCTTCCGAATGCGCCGGTCGATCTGCCGCTTCCTCTCGCGTGTTTCCCGTGAAACAAATTTGAGGTGCTGGCGGCAGATAAACTCGACATCGTCGCCGTACTTCTCAGCAGAGATCGTCCGCTTGCAGAACGGAACGACGCACGAAACGCGCGGGCCGATGAACTTCACCCCTCTCCTCCGCACTTGTTGCAGACATTGAGGCAGTCGACCTTGCTCTCGCATACGCAGACGCCAGCGGCGCACCGCCTCACCGGCGCGGTCTTCGATGGTGCGTTCGGTCATGACGAGGCTCCGTCGATAAGCGCGTAGCGACCAGTGCCGACCCACTTGATCTTCTTGTCGCGTTCGAGGCGCTTCACAGCGGCAGGACTGAGACGGCCACCGCCTTCCCATTCACCGACCGGGCCGTCACCAAAATCGACAAAGTAGGATGTCAGCTTGGGCGGTTTGACGAGCGTCGCTCCGGGCCGCTGCAGAGCGCCCAGAACTCGGTCGATCACGCTAGCGTCCGCGCGGGCCTCTATAGAGGCGGTGCTTTCTCCGGTGTCTGGCTGCATGCTCACTCCCCATCGTGCTCGATGAACTCTTCGCGCGGGTCTTTCGGGTTGCCGGTCACGAACATCATGTGGACGCCGGTATGAGCGGCCTCGCGAATGATGTCGGGCGAGACGTTGAAGGCCATCGCGGCTTCGGCGATGCTCACGCGCTCGCGCATCTGGCAGGCCGCCCACATGGAAACGGCGCTGGCAAAATCCATGAAGTAGATGCCGGGCTCTTCTCCGTCGCAGCCGTAGCCTTCGAGAAAATCGGATCGGGTGAGTTGTTCGCTCATGTTGCTCTCACTTTCGGGTTCGGTCGTAGGGAAGAGGTCAGCCACAGCCTTCTTGGATCGGCGCGTTTCAGCCGCGTTCGCGGCATGTAGTTCCGCGTCATAGGCGAGGTGGCACTTCTGGCACCAGGCTTTGAGGTTCTCATCTGCGCAGTTGCGCGGATCGTGATCGAGATGCGCGACGGTCAGGACGATCTTCACGAAGCGGCCTGCCGGCAGATCGCTTCCGCGGATCATCCCGAGAAGTTCGCCGGTCGATGCATCGAAGGTCTTGCCGTCTTCAAGCGTGTAAGCGCTGCCGTCCTTGTGCCGCATGACGGTCTCGCCGTTCGGAGCGCCGCACTGCTCGCACTTGCCCTTGGCACGCTCCACGCGGATGCGCTGGCTGATCTCCTTCCAGTCCGGCGGGTAGAGCGCGCGCATTTCGGGGCGGATCGGCATTACGCGGCCCTCCCCTTGAGGAAGTCGTCGACGTTCATCTGATGCGGCTCAAACGAGACGGCGACGACCCACGGGTTCACGTCCCATCCGAAGCCGCGCTTCTCGTTGATGCTGTTCCAAAGGGCTCGAAATAGTTTCTTGGCGGTATCGCAGTCGGCACAATCGACTTCCATTACGCCAAGATTTGCGCCGAGCGCACCGTGGACGCCCCAGCCGCCACACGTTTCGCAGTACGAGCGGCCCTCTTCCTCGCCGTAAACCTCCGCAATCGGATGATGGTCGAAGCCGAACGGCACGCCCTCTGCAAGGGCATCTTCTTCGCTGATATCCTGCACCCGTTCGATCTTGACGGCGGTCACTTCCAGTGTGAGGCGCGATGCCCATCGGGGCATGTGCATGCCATGACGGAAGCGGCTTTCCCATCGGCTGTCGAGCCTGTCGGCGATGTAGAGCAGATCGCTCGTCGGGGTCATGTCGGACGGCTTGAGCTCGTCGAGTTCGCACAGGGCCTGCCAGTGCTCCCGAACATAGAGGATGTAGCCGACGAGAAAGGGTGGCACCGTTCCTTTGCCACAGATGCCAGGCCGGTCGAGGACTGCATCGACAAACTGCCACCCCATGAAGCCGGTCCACTGCTCGTATTTCGCACCGAGTGTTTCGCGCTGTTCCTGGGTCACCTCGCGGTAGAGGTTTTGGTCCCGAAGGACGCGCCGCGTCATGGTCTTGCCTGTGCCAGGCGCTTCGATCTCCCGGAGGATCGCGCGGACCATCGGGCCGGAGAAGAGGATAGGCTTCACGTCAGGCGTCTTCATACCGTAATCTCCTTGAGCGCCTCGTCGCGCGCGGCATTCAATTCGGACATCGCCGCGTTCGATCCGCCCGGCTTGTCAGGGTGGCAACGCTGCGCCATCAGCAGAAAGGCACCCTCAATCCGCTCGCGCGTGATCCAGCCGTAGGGCTCGGTGAAGCCGAGCACCTCGCGCCACGCGCGCTTGGCGCCGGGCGCCGCCAGCGCCATGAAGCCGGTAAAGGCACGCTCCATCATGTGGGCGCCGCCGTGGCGGTGCAGCGCGCGGAACGCCTCGACCGCAAGCCCGAGCGAGCGGATGTTGTCGCGCCAGTCGGCGTAGGCGTCGCGCGCCATCACCATCGGCTTGTCCTTGAGCGTGAAATAAACGGCGATCCCCGGATCAGCGATGCCGCTTTGCTTCGTGTACGGCCGGTGAAAGGTGTTCAGCGTCAGGTTGCTCGAGAGAACAATGTTCTTCGCGCCAAGTTTCCCGAGCTCGTCGCAGAGGTCGTCGATCGCTTTTCCGACCTGCACCTGAAACTGGCTCGTCTGTTGCCGCTTGCCGGGCTCGGTGCGCGGCCATCCTTCCGGCCACTGCAACGGGTATGCTTCTGCCGTCATTCTCCGATCTCCGTTTTTGCGATGGCGTCCTTGACCCGATACTCGTTCTCTTGAAGCCAGCGTAGGGTGACGAGAACCGCCTCCATGCGCGCTATGTGCAAGTCGGCCTCACCCTGACGCATCGTCTTCCGGCGGACCTGGCCGGGATAAACCCGCTGCCGCATCGCGAGCTCGCGCTCGACCTCTTCAATCTGGTGCCGAAGCGGAACCCTCTCAGCCGCCATCATCGTTTTCCTCTCTCGCGGCCTCGACGCACGCGAGCCGGGCCTGCCTATACCAATCGCCAGCGTGCTTGATCGCGTCACCGACGCCCGCCTCCTCATACGCGCGCCACGCGCGCATAAGGTCGTCGTGGAGCCGTTGGGGGACGCGGACCCAATGAGAAGCGCAGAGGAAGTCGCGCCGCTCGATCTCGACGCCGCATCCCTCGACCGCGCATCTATGAGGGCCGCGAGCATCACCGCTCCCATTCATTGAGTTGCCGCTCCCGCCGCATCATCGCGCGCCCTACCGGTGTAATGACGGCGAGGACGTTGCCGAGAGGGTGGCGCGCCTTGGGTGCGGTGATCTCTGGGCGAAGCCAGCCGAGTTTCACGCAATCGTGAAACCCCTCGACCGATCCGCCGTCTATCCAGAGCCGGTCGGCACCGCGCGGGAGGAAGCCGGTATAGGCCATCGCCCGCATGGTCGGCATCGCGTAGCCGCGCGCGACAATAAGCGTCCGCCGCCATGATCGAATTGCCATTAGCATTCCGCGCCCTCCCGATACTTCTCGTCGCCGACGAGGGTCGCGACCGTTACGCCAAGGGCGTCGGCGAACTGGACAACGCGGAAGGCTTCAAGCCTTTTCGATCCGTCCTCGTATCGCTTCATCAGCTTGACGTTGATGCCAACCCGCTCGGCGAGCGCCTCGGCGCTTATCTCGAGCGAAATGCGGATCGCCTTCATCCGCGTGCGGAGATCGTGCTCGATCTCGTCTCTTTCCCTTATGCCGGCCATCAATGAGCTCTCCCCCGGCGCAGGTTGATGTGATGCTTCGCCGTATGCTTCACATCCGGGTCCATGTTCGCCTGCCCCTCAATCCATGTGAGGTACTCGTATGGCACCTGCTCCCACTTCTTGCCGCGATGCTTTCCAAACTGGACCGTCGGCAAAAGCGATGGCCCTCCGGTCCAATTGATCATCTGTTCGACCGTTGCCCCGGCATCGAGCAGCGCGACGATCAGGTGGGCGGTCACATAGGCGTCAGGCCCCGCACGATGAGCGAGATCGGCGATTTCGCGGATAACCGGAAGACCGAGGTAGTAGCGGAGAACCTGATTGCTGTGGCCTGGCGCTTCGGGGAAGACTTGGCGCGCCGCTTTGAGCGTGCAAATCCACGGCTTGTCGCCGCCCTTGAAAAACTCGCGTTCGAACGGCGCATTGTGGGCGGCCCAAACGTCGAAATTCCCCTCCTGCATCTTCCGGAAAGCGATGTCGAGCGGCGGCGCATCCGCGAGGTCCGCCTCCGTGATGTGGTGACCGGCCTTCGCAGCCGGATCGATGACCGCCTTCGGATTGCAGAGCATCGAGAACGGCTCTCCGACCTTGCGCGTTTCGGTATCGACGTCGCAAATGCCGACCTCAATAACTTGCGCCTTGGGCGGGAGCCCGGTCGTTTCAAAGTCGAGAAGACGAATAATCATTGCAGTGGCCTCCCACTCATTGCGCTCTGCATCGTTTCGACGGGGCCGCCCACCATCTGCAGTGCCTTGAAAACCGAAACCCAGAAGATCGACGGCCGCACCGCGTCCGGGAGCGTTGAAAACTCTTCGGTGAAGGTGATTTGTGCGATCGTAGACGCGGCAATGAGAGCGACCATCAGGTCGCCGTCCGTCGGCGGCAGGGAGATCATCTCGGCGGACAGCTTCGGAAGATGCTTCCGATAGACGCCGATAATCTCGTCCCTCAGAGCGTCGAGCGCTTGGTTCATGCTCTCTTGGCTCATGACGCCCGCCTTTCGCCGCGGCGGCGCGCGCACTCGCGCTTGCCCTGATGCGGCATATAGCGGCTGCGCGAAAACCGGCGGAAGAGTGCAACCGGCGAGATGCGCCGGTAACGCTTCGACGATTGCGAGGCAGCTTCCTCTCGCGCCTCTGCGGCAGCGAGCACGCGTTCGAAAGCGCGTACAGGGGCAGTTGGGTTCCAGAACCGCATCACTCACCGCCTTCCTGGGCGGCGGGCTTCGTCGGCTCGTCGTAGCCCTCGAGCCACGCCTCGAGTTCCTTCTCGTGCCCGGGCTCGCGGAACTCGCCCGGGATCGCCTTGCGCATCATCCCCTTGGCGCGCGCTTCCCGACCGCGCTTCCGGGCGGCGTCGAGATCGGGCTCCTTCGCCTTCTCTTCCGCCTTGGCGTCGTCCGCCTTCTTGCCATCGGCGGGTTTCTCCTCCTTCGCCGATGCGGCCCCCTTCTTTTCCTCCTGCTTCTCGGCGTCGGCCTTCTTCCCGCCCTTCGCCTTGTCGTCGCCGGCATCCGCCTTCGCATCGGCCGGAGCCTTTTCGCCATCCTTCTTGGCGAGATCGTTCAGACCCTCCTTCATGCTCCTCTTGCCGCCCTCGCCAGAGCCAGCGGCGCCGAGCGAGAAAATATTGTCGATTGTCTCCTCGCCGTTCTTGATCGCCGAGGCCATGCCTTTGAGCGTGACGATGTGCTCGAGCGTGATGTCGTCGACACCGTTGATACCGAGCGTAAGGAACACGCGGTCGGGCGTGACGCCCAGCTTCATAAACCGCTGCATGACCTTGTCGCGCGTATCCACGATGGTTTCGGCGTCACCCTTCACCACGTCGACGACGGCCTCGTAGGCACCGCGCCAGACCGGCTTCGGAACGCCGCCGAGGATCGCGTTGCGCTTTGCAATCGAGCACGCGGCATTGCCGGTCATCGTGATCATGTCGTCGTTATAGATATTGCCCTTGCTGTCGCTGATCCGGCGGCGAACGCGGCAGAGGACCGCCGAGTTCGTTTCAAGGTCGTGGAAAACGCCTTCGGCCTCGACATATTTTTCGATGCGGTCGACGTGGACGACACGCGCCGCGACGCGGCAGTTGCCCCACTGGTTCTGAATGATCTCGGCGAGCCGGACGCTTGGCCCTTCGATCTTCTTTCCGCCGCGCGGGAGCGCGTACATGCACTCCTCCGCGGTTTCCTCGTCGAGCACCGCGAGTTGCAGGATGCCCTTCTTCGCGCGGTCGACGCTGCGCGGAAAGTTGCGTGCCGTTGCGATCTGCATGTCGATCTCGGCGCGCGAGAGGCTGACCGCCATGCTGCTGTCGGCTACGTCGTAGCCGGACATTTCGGAGACGACCTCACCATCTGCGGTGATGATCTCTTGGTTTGCCATTTCGTTTTCTCCTGTGCGCGCTTTGCGCGCGGCTGAGGGGTTAGAGGGGAGAGACGTTCTTGTCGTCGAGCGCCCCGCCTGCGGCGACGTGCGCTTGAACGGCCTCGAGGTTGCGAGTTGCAAGCTCGACTTGGTCGCTATCGGCGTTGGGGCTCGCGAAAATCTCTTGCGCCTGGCGCTGAATATCGGCCCACGTCGGCGCGCACGCTTCGCAGAGGATAGGATCGTCGGCGCAGCGGTGGCCGGGCTCTCCGGTAAAGAGGAGCTTGTCGCACCCCTCACACTTCCCGGCGACGTCCGCGTCGATGCCGGCCAGCAGCATGTCGCGCGTCGCCTCGAGAGCGGTCAGGGCGGCGCGGTACGGCTTCATCGCGTCGTAAATGGACTGCTCGGCAGCGGCGAGCCCATCGAGCTTCTCCCGCAAGGCGTCCCGTTCTTCGTCCGTCATTGGTCTTCTCCGTTGCGCCGTCGGCGCGGGTTGAAAGTTGTGAGGCGGGCCGGATTTGAACCGGCTTCGACCTTGCTTTGGCCTACCGCCTTTCCGGCGAGCGCTCGCCGCCGCCTCACTCCGGCCCCCCGAAGGCGACCGGAACCTCGCTCAGCGGAACTGCGCCTTCACGTCCTCGCAGATGCGGACGCCGGGCAGCGGCTCCTTGTCCTCGTTGACCTTGATGAAGCTCTTGATCGCCTTCTCGACTTCCGCGCGCTTCAAGTACGGCCGCAGCTTGTCGAGCGGGATCGACGAGTAGTCGGTGATCTCGAAAGCGAACTCGCTCTTCGCGCGCGATTTGACGCCCGAAGAGAACGTCTGCTGTTCGACGAGTTTCGATGCAGGCGCGGCTACCGCCGCCGCCGCTTCGTCGACACGCTCAGCGAGTTCTTCCGATTGATCGGCCAGGCTCTCGGCCTTCGCTTCGTGCTTCGCTGCAGCCTTTGGGCGGTTGCGTTCGGCCTCGCGCTCGGCGATCTCGCGCTGCCGTTCCTGCTCTTCTTCGACGCGGCGCTGTTCTTCCTCGATGCGCCGCTGCTCTTCCGCGCGCTTGCGGCGCTCCTCAGCGGCGACCTTTCGCGCGTGCTCGTCGGCGATATCCTGAAAGGTGTCGGCGATGCGCGTCAGTCGGTCGTGAAAATTGTTGAAAAACCCGTCGACGTCGCGGCCCGCCTGCAAGTGCGGGGCCTTCTCTTCGGTTCGAAACGCGTCGACCCGCTTCGCCAGCTTCCGGGCGTCAACAATCAGCGTGCCGATGACTTCGACCTGCTCGTTCGCCTCGATGGTCCGCGGCGTCTCGTTCGCGCGTTCGGCAAGGCCGTTTACTTCGTTACGGAGCTCTTCGTACTTCTCAGCCAAGAGCTCCTTCAAGCTCGGCGGGTTGTTGTGATCCTTCGGGTGCGATCCCGACGTATCGACGGCGTTCATGGGGGCGTCCTGTTTCGGTTTGGGGGTATCGGGCGGCGCGCGCAGCGCCGCCCGTCGTATGCGGCGCCAGTTATTCCGGGCGGCAGAGGGTGCTCTCGTCCCACCACTGCTCTGTGGCGACGCCAGCGTTGTTCTTGTACCGAAGGAGATACTGGCGGCCGTGCTCGCTGTGCTCGGCGTGCGAGATCACTTCGCCGACCTCTCCGCTGATCTTGATCTCGGCCTTGTCGCCGTTCTGGAAAAGAAATTCGCCCATGTTTGATTTCTCCTGTGATGGGGCTAGGGGTACTCGCTCGGTTACAGGCTCGGAACGCGCAGCACGCGGAAGCTCGACGGCTCGACGACGTAGCCCTTCCGGTTCTGCGTTTTCCAAGTGAGTTTTTTGCCGTCGCGCAGGTGCCCGACCGCGTTGTCGCCGAGCTTCGCTTTGAGCTCTGCACGGATCGCCTCCTTCCGGCCTTCCGCGTTCTTGATCGCGGCCGTCGCGGCGGCGTGCGCGGTGATCAATTCATCGACGCGGTTGTCGCGAGAGAGGTCGACCTCGCCGCCGTCGTCGGCGGAATACATGCGCTCGATGACTGCGCCGTCGCGGCCCCAATCGGGATCGGGATGTTCACCGCTCGCCAACAGCGCGTGGAAGGCGACCGTCTCCTCGCGGATGCGTTCGGCAACGCCCGCGATGATCGGAACCTCGACGACGTGAAGGTCGATGCCGTGGCCGACAACGAGCGCTCCAATCGCCGCCCATTTCGCGCCGGTCAGGTACGCCTCGACCGATGCCTGTACCGCGATCCAGAGCGGTGGCTCAATCGAGCGCGTGTCCGGGTCGAGCCACTTCTGACGGAAGATGCTGCTCTCAACCGACTTGATCTGCAGCACGCCGACGCCGCGCTTTGGGCAGCGGAGCAAGACGTCCGGCGTCGCGCCAAGCCCGATAGCCGGGTCGCGGTAGTAGAAATCGCCCTGCTCAAGGACTTCGATATCCGGGTTCTCCTCACGGAAAATCTGGACCGCGATGGGCTCGAGCAAACGGCCGCGACGCATTTGCGGGCTGTCTTCCGGGTCGTCGGATATGCGACCGCTCTTGAGCGCCCAGAGCCCGAAGGCGGTCTGGTACTCGTGGACGCCGAGTAGCGCGCCCGCCACCGAGGCGGTGACGTCCGGCTTGCGAAGCCGAAGCCACGCGTCTCGGTCGGTGACGTGAAACTTTTCGATTGCAGGCGTTTCCATGCTGCAGACAAACCTCCCCTGTTCCCTGACCGCGCGTTTTTCGCGGCGGGGTGTTGCGGGTTACGGGCTGGTACTCGGCCCGGGGCGGCGCGGCGGCGGCCGCCCGGTGCCGTCTCTCGACGCTACTTCCGCGTCGTATGCGCGCGGTCGACCGCAAGGGCGGCGACCGGCGAGAGTTCACGGATTACAGGGTTCGGGAAACCACGCTGCTCAAGGGCGGCGGCGGGATCGCCGGAGGGGGGGGTTGGTGCCTCAAATGATCTTTCATGGCCTCGAGCATCGCGTTCTTCGCTTTTTGTGCCGTTGCGGGACACGCAGTCGTCCGAACGATCTCCATTCGCTCCCCCTCAAAAAACTACTTGGATAGTGGGAAACTATAATCCGCCGAAAACCCTATTCGTCAATCGGAAAATCGAACAAAAAGTGGAAATCCGACAAACTTTCCGACTTGCGCTTTAGGCGCGATGTGGCTATTCGCGCGAGCGCGCGCGGATTTAGAAAATATCTATAGATAGGGGGGCCGTTAGGCCCCCCCATATAACCTATATTCAGTATAGAGATTTTAGTTTGTAGGCATGCCTATCCGCCCGGCGCCTTTCGGCGCGGACTAGACGTCCTCGCGGAAGAGGAGGATCGTGCGGACGACAAGACCAACGATCTCAACCTGCTGACCTGTCGTTGTCGACGGCCACGGGATATCGCCGGGCGAAGTTGGCGAAGGGAGGCGCAAAATAGCGCCGCCTAGACGCATCTCAAGCAGCCGAATTGTAAACTCAACCGCACCCGTCTTCCCCACACGCTTGACGACGACAACGTCTCCCGATTTGAGCGATTGAAGACCGCCCGGGAGCGTAGCCGGGTCGAGGACGTCAACGACCATCCTATCGGTGATCCCAATCTCGGAAGCGTGATCATCTCGCACCAAATACGCTGCTTGGTGTTCGGGCGGAAAGCGCGGATCAGGATTGATCGGGAGACGCGCTGCCGGCGCGGGCGCGTCCGGCTCGCGCCAAACATTCAACTCGCAGACGCCGAGAAGCGGCATTGACGCCTCGACGTTTTCACTCTTCGCGCGATAGCGCGGCGTTCGCCTCGGCTCCGGCTGCGAACCGCGAAGATACTCAGGATCGCACTCGAGGACCGCCGCGATCTTGTCAATCTGGCGGACTGTCCGCTTCTTTCCGCTCAGGAGCTCGTTGATATATCCGCGCTGTAATCCGGCTCGTCGCGCGGCCTCGAAAGGGTTGATCCCCAACGCATCCAACCGCGCCCGGACGCGTTCGGCCATTAGAGTTGTTCCCATATCTTGCCCCCTCCCAGGTGGCGAAACACTAAAGTTTGGACACGAATTATTAGCAAATCCTACAGCCTGTTCCCAATTTTATCTTTGGGCCGCAGTGAATTTTCTATTGCCAGGGTTAATGTTTCCGACTATTCTCCAGCTCATGCGATACGAAAACCTCCTCAAATCAAACTTGAAAACCCTCCTGACGCTCTTCCAGGGCGCGACCGGCTACCGCGACACGACATGCGGAAAGATCGTCGCTCGGGATCAGCGCTTCTTCGCCAAGCTCGATAAGTCGGCTGTCCGCGCACGGACTTACGACACGGTCGCGGCGCGGTTTAGCGCGCTTTGGCCGAGCGAGGTCGAGTGGCCGGAAGATATTCCGCGTCCGGAGCCGGAGGAGATCGACGCGGAGACGCGGGCGCTCATCGAGGCGCAGGTCGCAAAGAAGCACGAGAAGTCTGTCCCCGTAGAGCGCTGGCGCGCCGACGAGCCTTGGCCCGCCGACGTTCCAAAGCCCGCCGGTGTTCGCATCGTCCACGTCTGAACGGAGAACCGAAATGGCAAAAAGGGCCAAGCCGAAAGACGCCTCGCAATCTCGCGGCGCCACCACCGAAGACTTCCGGCGCGTCGTCGCCGATATTTCGAAAAACAAGACGCAGGCGAGCTACTACGCGGGCCTCGCGGGCAAGGCGACGCAGAGCGCGGTCGAGCAATACGGCCTTGAGAAAACCGCTCTAACTTTCGTCCGCCGTCTGAACGATATGGAGGAAGGCAAGCGGCAGTCAGTTCTCCGCTCGCTTGTCGACTACTCGAATAAGCTCGGCTTCTTCGATCAGATCGACGCCTTCGACGATCTTCTCGCGACGCTCGAGGAGATTGTTTCGCGCACGCACAACTCGCGCGGCGCCGAGCGTTCCGACGACCCGACTATCAGCGAGTTGACGCACTAACGTCGACCGCTTGAGCGCGGCGGTAGTCGGTCCCGTCCGGTTATCGCCGCAGCTTCCAAAGACAACCACGACAATCGAGAGCCTTTCAACGGGCCGCGCGAACCCGCGCGCCTGCACGGGGGAGACGTATGGGTAAAAAACGTAAGACTTGGTCCGAGGAGGACACGGAGCGGCTCCTTCATCTGCGCGATGTTCGAAAGCTCGGCTGGGAAGACCTCGCGAGAGTTTTCGGGCGCTGCGCATCGACCCTGACCTACCACTACAACCGCGCCACCGACCACAAACAAGGTTTTGCGCACGAGGATCGTCTCTTCCGCAAGAGAGCGCTCGAGAGTAGTAGCCAACTACTCGCGCGCCTGCGGCACGTCCACGGCGACCCGGCGAAGCTCTACCCCGAATTTCGGGGGCAAGCATGAACGCGCGCCCGGCAAAGCCAATCATCTTTTACGACTTTGCGACCACGACGGGTTGGTGTTTCGGCCGCCCTGGCGACGCGCCGATCTACGGCGCCCAGCGCCTCGCGCCGCCCGAAAGCCCGCCGGAAGCGATCTTCGGCGGCGCCATCAAGCTCGTGGCCGAGCACCTGAAAGAGCACCAGCCGGTGATCTTTTGCTACGAGGCGCCGCGTGATCCGCGGCACATGGGCAAGAAGACAAACATCAAGACGACGCTCGTCACCATCGGCCTTTGCGCGGTCGGAAGCGGCGTTGCCAGCCGCATGGGCGTCTACGACGTCCGTGATGTCGACGCGAACCATGTCCGTCAATACTTCCTCGGCTTCAAGCCCGCGAAGGACGAGGTAAAGGCGGCGGTTATCCGGCGCTGCCTCGACCTCGGCTTCAAGCCAGATGACGACAACGCCGCCGACGCTATCGCGGGCTGGCACTTCATGGCCGCCATGATCGACCCCGAGCGGATGGCTTATCTGACCCCGTATACGAAGGCGCGCCGATGAAAGAGCCGCGCGCCTATTACAACGAGAACAATCCGTATGCGGCGCAATGGCTGCGGAACCTGATCGATCTCGGCGAGATTGCGCCGGGTATCGTTGACGAAAGGGATATTTGGGATGTCGTCCCAGCAGAGCTTTCTGAATTTGCTCAATGCCACTTCTTCGCCGGTATCGGAACGTGGTCATACGCTGCCCGTCGAGCAGGCTGGAAGGACGAATGGCCAATTTGGACCGGATCGTGCCCTTGCCAGGATTTCAGCGCGCTCGGCAAAAAAAAGGGGCTTGCTGGCGAGCGGCACCATTGGCCAGCGTGGTTTCACCTCATCTCGGAGTGTCGCCCTGCAACTGTCCTTGGCGAGCAGGTTGCGACACCGGACGCTCTCGCTTGGCTCGACCTTGTTCACGCTGACATGGAAGGAGCGAGCTACGCCATCTGGCATGACGATCTTAGCGCTGCGGGCTTCGGGGCGCCGCAAATCCGACAACGACTTTACTTCGTGGCCGACTACGCGGGCGGCGGATGGACGAGCGGGGCCAGACTACGCGATAGCGACGCGGCCGAACTCCGGAGGGATGTCTCTGCCGACGACTGCGGCCCTGGCATCTTGGTTGGCCCCGAGCGCGCGCGATTGGAAGGATACTCCGGGGATGAAGACTACTCGGCCGGACGGTCGAAGCCGTCTCGACCAGCTTCCACGTCAGGCGACGCTCGCTCTCTGGCCGGCACCGACGGCGACCTCTCCGGCGAAGGACGGGTACAACATGGCGGGGAACTCGGCGGGTTTGGTCGCGATCCGCGAAATAGCTCTGGGGATGTTGGACGGCCCGGCCCGACTAACGGCTTCTGGCGAGATGCTGACTGGCTCCGCTGCCGGGATGGAAAGTGGCGGCCAGTTGAACCCGGCACATTCCCGCTGGTTGATGGGGCTTCCTTCCGTCTGGGATCGGGCAGCACCTACGAAGGTCTCGATCGCATCGAAATGCTCAAAGGGTACGGGAACGCAATCGTCGCGGAAGAAGCGACGGAAGTAATTGCGGCGTTCATCGGCCACCTTCGCGATCAAGGAAGGTTGTCATGAGCGTGTGGGTTCGGGGCAACTTCGACATTTTGAGCGCGACCGATAGTGGCGACTTCGTTCCCGACAACGTCGAGGGCATCGTGTCAGGGGCCTTCGGCGTCGTTGTCGAGCCCTTTGCGATCAACGTCGGGACTTTGATCGTCGCGCTACTCGTTCACCTTCGGACAAAGCGCTGCCTGGGCTTCTTCGTCAACGAGGAGCTCGCGCGCAACGCAGGCGATATCGCATCGCGGCTCGCGGATTGGTCCGAATACGACGGAAGCGACGATTGGGCGCCCATCGGGCGCCGCACGATGGAGGCATGGATCGCGGCAGGCTTCGTCGTCATGCCGATAACGCCGCAGACGGGATACCGGCTCTGGGGATTTTTGGAAGTCGAGAATAACGCGCTGGTTTCGTAACCGGCGAGCGCGCATGCGCGCGCGATCTGGCGAGGAAGTAAATGGCTGGCGAGCAATTCGCTACATACGCGGAAGCGGTTGCAAAGGAGCTTCTCGGGGCTCCCAACAAGGCAATGTCGACGAGCGGAGAGCTCCGGTTCGGCTCGCACGGCTCGCTCTCGGTCGACATCAAGAAGGGCACCTTCTACGACCACGAAAGCCAAACAGGCGGCGGCGTCCTCGACCTGATCGAACGCGAGACGGGCAGCAAGGGCGCCGCAGCCGTCGAGTGGCTGCGCGAGCGAGGCTTCCATGTTGACGACGGCGACGACCGTCAGGCGCGCAGGCGTAACGCGCCGCCGCGCGACGAGCAGCCCGCGCCAACCGGCGAGGCGCCGCGCTGGCGTATCACGAAGACGTGGGATTACGTCGACGAGGCGGGGGAGCTTCTGTTCCAGGTCGTCCGGCAGGAGAACGGCGAGCGCAGCGCCGATGGGAAGGCCGAGAAGAAGTACCTGCAGCGGCGTAAGTCGCGGCCCGACGATGATCCGGAGAAGATCAAAAACGGCTGGGTCTGGACAACGAAGGACTGCCGTCAGGTTCCCTACCGCCTCCCGGAGATCATGGAGGCAATCGCCTCTGACTTCGTCATCTTTACGGTCGAGGGCGAGAAGGCGGCAGACGCGCTCTGGGATATCGGCGTGCCGGCGACGACGAACGCGCGCGGCGCCGGAAAGTGGCCGAAGGAGCTTAACGAGTTTTTCCGCGATGCCCGCATTGTCTCCCTGCCCGACAACGACCCGCAGGCGCGCAACAAGGACGGGACGCTTCGATACCACGAAGATGGCCGGCCATACTACGTCGGCCGCGCACACGTCGAGATGGTGGCGAAGGAGCTCAAAGGGATCGCGCGCGAGCATCGCGTGCTCGATCTTCCGGGCCTTCCTGAGAAGGGCGATGCCTTCGATTGGGTGGCGTCCGGCGGCACGGCAGAGGCGCTTTACGACCTCGTCGCGCGTTTCGCGAAGCCCATCGAGCAGGCGCCGTTTCACTCGCGCTTCCGCGCCGTCACATGGAGCGACCTCGACGCGCCAGGGCCGGAACACGAGTGGCTTATCAAGGGCGTTCTGACACGCGGGGAGCGAAGTATGACGGCCGGGCCGTCGCAGAGCGGAAAGAGCTTCCTCGTGCTCGATCAGGCGATGGCTATCGCGCGAGGCGTCGAATGGATGGGATGTCGCACGCTTCACGGCGGCGTTATTTATCAGGCTGGCGAGGGCGGCAAGGGGATCAAGAAACGCCTGCGGGCCTATCGGCAAGCGAACGGGCTTTCACTCGATGAGAACCTCCCCTTCGTTCTTCTCCCGAGCCCAATCGATCTTTACGCGAACGACGATCACACGAACATGCTGATCGACGAGATCATGCATTGGGCCGATACGTTTCCGGTCCCGCTAGAGTTGATCGTTCTCGACACACTTTCCGCCGCGACGCCGGGCGCGAACGAGAACGCCAGCGAGGATATGAGCCGTGTTCTCGCGCGCGCCGAGCGGATCGTCGACGCGACGAAGGCGCATGTGATGCTGGTCCATCACATGAACGCAGAGGGGAGCCGCCCGCGCGGGCACACCTCGATTTTTGCCAACCTCGACAACGTCGTCACCGTCCGAAAGGTCGAAGGGCTCCACGACGGCGACGGCCGTCCGATCCGCGAGGCGAAGGTTGCGAAGCAAAAGGACGGCGAGGACGGCGGCACGTTCCGCTTTGTGCTTCCTGCCGTTCAGATCGGAACCGATATCGACGGCGACGCCATCACGTCTTGCGTGGTCAAGTCGCCGAACGAAGATGGCGTGAACGAGGAGGCAGGCAAGAGCAAGAAGGGCGGCCTTACCGATATCGAAAAGATTTTCATGGCAGCGCTGCTCGACGCGCTCGACGCGCGCGGGGTGCCGACGCCGACGATGCTCAAGCTGCCTCGGTCGATTTCGACCGTTGTCGATTACAACGCATTCAAGGAGGCATTTGTCCGCCGCAACCCGAAGGATGGCGACGAGGACGACAAAAAGTGGCGCGAGAATATCAAGAAACGCCTGCAGCGCTCGCGCGAGGCCCTCTGGCGCAAGGGATATATCGGCGTCGACACCCCGTACATCTGGTCGACCGGCAAGGCGCAGCGCGCGCAAAAGCCAACCGAAGCACTGCCGGATGAGAAGCCGCGCGAGGACGATGGAGGCTTTGCGCTATGAGCCTCGGCCCGCAATGGACAAACGAAATGGTCGGCAAGGAGCTCGTGCGCGCGATGCGCTGGGCTCAGGCGACTGCCGGCCGCGTCGGCCCTGGCTCACCGCGCGCCGTCGCAATCGACTTCCTCCTAATGCCAAGCGAGCGCGAGGAGGAGGGCTGGGAGCGCGTCGTCGAGAGCGACGACGACCGGCCACGCCGCCGCATCCTCACGCCAGCGCAGATCACGCGCCTTGAGCAAACGCTGTGGTGGCCCTCTACATATTTGAAGCGCCAGCCGGGGCCGAACACGGTCTTGAAGGTCTGGCTGCGCTGCAAGGTCTTCCGCTTTCCCTTCGACAAAGCGTGCGCGGCCCGGAAGTGGTCGCGCGCCACCGCCTACCGCGCGCGTGACCGCGCGCTCGCCGAGATCGCTGTCGGCCTCATGCGCGACCGCGTCGAGCCTTCCGAGGAGTGAGACTGGAACGATGAAGCCTTCCGCTCAACAAGACAACGCACTCAAAGCCGTGGATCGATGGTTCAAAGACAGGAGCGGCCCCCCCTTCTTCTATCTCGGCGGTTATGCCGGGACGGGGAAAAGCACCCTCGCCAAGCACTTCGCCGAAAATATAGACGGGCTCGTTCTCTACGGTGCTTTTACGGGGAAGGCAGCGCTGGTGATGCAGACAAAGGGCTGCGAGAACGCATCGACGATCCACTCGATGATTTACACAGTAATCGAGCGCAAGAACGCGCCCCCATACTTCCTGCTGAATGCGGATAGCGAGGTCAAGGACGCCGAGCTCGTCATCATCGACGAAGTTTCGATGGTCGGCGAAGACCTCGGTCGCGATCTCTTGAAATTCGGCACGAAGGTGCTGGTACTTGGCGATCCTCTCCAGCTTCCTCCTATCGACGGTCCCGGGTATTTCACCTATGGCGATCCCGATTTTATGCTGACGGATATTCACCGCCAGGCGGCCGACAATCCGATCATCCATATGTCGATGCTGGTCCGCGAGGGACACAACCTGCCGGTCGGCGCATACGGCGAAAGCGCGGTTATCTCGCGCGCGGATGTGACGCCGGAAATCGTGCTGGGCGCCGAGCAGGTTCTCGTCGGCATGAACCGAACCCGCCACGCCTATAACCGCCGCATCCGGGAGCTCCTGCAACGCCCGCCGGACGTGACGCAGGGAGATCGCGTTATCTGCCTGCGCAACGTGAAGGAGAAGGGGCTTCTGAACGGCAGCCTTTGGAACGTGTGCGACGTCGTTCAGAGGCCGACGAAGAAGAAGCGGATTATCAAGCTGCTCGTCGATCCGCTCGATGCCGGCATGGTGATGCGCTCGCAAGAGGTCCGCGTCCACGAGTATTTTTTCCAAGGCCGCGACAAGGAACTCGAATGGAGCGAACTCAAAGGGCTCGATCAGTTCGACTTCGGCTACGCGATCACCTGCCACAAGGCGCAGGGCTCGCAGTGGGACAACGTCGTCACCTTCAATGAGAGCGGCGCCTTCCGCGACGAGGCGCCGCGCTGGCTCTATACCGCCATCACGCGCGCTGCCGAAAAAACGACCGTGGTGATGCCATGAACGTCCTTGTAGCGCGCATCCGCAACTCCGGCCGTGACGTTCTAGTGCTCGCCCCAAACGTGCGCCTGCGGCGCAGCGCCGCCAAGCGGATGGCCGCTGCCGGCATCCCTCACCATCACATCGCGTTCGTTCTCCGCATCACGCGGGAGCGCCTGCAGGAAATTGTCAACCCCCGGCCGTGGTGGCTGGGTAAATAGGAAAGGCTGCAATCATGGCTGGATCGGTCAACAAAGTGATCCTCCTCGGTCGCCTCGGGAAAGACCCTGAGATCAGGAGAACGCAAGACGGAAAGCCCATCGCGAACCTCAGTGTCGCGACGTCGCAAAGCTGGCGCGACAAGAACTCAGGCGAGCGCAAGGAAAAGACCGAGTGGCACCGCGTCGTCATCTTCGCCGAAGGGCTTTGCAAGGTCGCCGAGCAGTATCTCAAAAAGGGATCGCTCGTGTACCTCGAGGGCGCCTTGCAGACGCGCAAGTGGACCGATAATCAGGGCCAGGAGCGATATTCGACCGAGGTCGTATTGCAGGGGTTCAACTCGACGCTGACGATGCTCCCTTCCGGCCGCGATAGCGGCGACCGCGGCGGATATGACGGGAATAGCGACGGCGACGACGACTATAGCGGCAGGAGCAGCGGCGGCGGTGGCGGCCGGCAGAAGCGGAGCTTCGCTGGCGATCTCGACGACGAAATTCCGTTCTGAGGCTCCGGATCGTGGCGAGCCGCAAAACCCTGATCGGGCGGTATGAGCACGCGCGCAAGGTCGCGCTTCGTGCCGACATACTGCTCGAGCAGGGAAAGCGCTGCGTCTACTGCTTTGAGCCTCTGACACACAAGACGGCGACGCTCGATCACGTCATACCGCAGTCGAAAAAGGGGCCGACGGAGCGTCACAACGCGGCAGTAGCATGCCGTGACTGCAACATGGCGAAGGGCAGTCTAAGTGCCGCCGTCTTCCGGAAGCTGATCAAAGACCCTCCGCCTGGCAGTTCATTCGGGATATGGATGGCGTGGGCCCGCCGCCGCATCTGGCTCGCGGAGTGGCGCGCGAGCAACCGTATCCGGGCGGCTGTGGGGATGGAGGCGGTGCAGTTGCCAAGCCTGAAAGCGTCGAAGGAGGGGCGTGAGCGTGAAGGATCGTGAGAGCTTCACGTTCATGAGGGGAAAGCGGGAAAGTTCCCGGGAATATTCCCGTTATTCCCGCTTTTCCCCTTTGGCTTTGCGGAGCGAAATTTCTCGACTTGCGACATCGCCAAGGACATCGACCGGTATGTCGAGCGCCGCAGCCAGGCGGAAACCAACCATCCAGGACGGGTCTTTGACCTTTCCGGTTTCGATCTGAGATATCAGGGCGTTTGAAACACCGGACTTATCCTCGAGGTCGCGAAGCGTCATCTTGCGCATTGCGCGACTGATGCGAACGAGGCTCGAAAGCTCTCCTGCTCCTGAACCCTCCGTTCCTTCCGAGCCATCGTGGGGCGGTGCATCACGATCTTTCAGCCCAGCAAACTCGTTAATGTCAGACCGGCGGACAAGGGTCCGCCGACCGATCTTTACGACTTTCAATTTTTGCTCATTGACGAGGTCATAAAATTTGTTCCGGCCAATCCGGAGCATCGTATATGCCTCGCGGACTGATAGGAGCTCATCATGGGTCATGGTTCTCTCTTTGTGTCAAGGCGGTCAAATCGGGATGATTGTTCCTATTTCGGCGTACCACTTGATCGCCTTGCGGGCGCGCTCGGTCATCATTTCGCGCACGATGCTCCTGACGCGCTCGAGGCGCACTGTCACGTCGGCCCAATCCTCGTTACCAGTCTTGCCGAAGCGATCTTCGGCGACGCGGATAAGCGCCGTGAGGTCGGTATCGAAGCGGTCGGCGACATCGGCCGCGCTTGATGGCCGCGTCTTCTCCTCGCCTGCCGTCCTCGTTCGTTTCTTCGTGGTCATCAGTCCCTCTTCTTTGGCAGGAGCCCCATTTCGCCCATGCCGCGCGTCCACTCGACCACGTCCGGATCGGCGAGTAGAGACTGCAGGGCGGTTCGGTCGAAGGCGTGCCCGTTGTCGGACAGGAACTCGTCGGCATGAACGGCGATCGATCCGAGTTTCGCGAGGAGAGCCGGGCCGGGTTCCAGATACTTCGTCATTTCGTCGTCCTCCTATTGCGCCGCCAGTTCCAAAGGTCGAAGGCGCTCATCCGGGAGTTGGTCAGGATAGCCTTCTGCGCGCGCTCGTTCTCGGCGATCTCCTGCGGCGAGCGGTTGCGCACCACCTTCTCGTCGAGGCTCTGATCATGACGCTGTACCACGACCGAGCGGTTGCGCCGTTCGAACTCGACCGTCGCGCCGCCAAGAAGCCCTTGGGCGAAGGCAACCTGCAGCAATTCCGGATCGAGCCTGTACCGAGGCAGGCTCCTCTTTGTCGTCTGCGATGCCGGCGACGCCAAGAGGTAGGGAAATGCGTCGAGCGTGTGTGTTGAACGGCGCTGCTCGACCATCGAGCGCAACGCGGCGCGCGCCAGCGCGCGTATCCGTCTAGGAATACTATCTGCGTTGAAATAAATCTCCGGCTCCGGCCGGAATGATCTGGTGATGCTCATTGCGATGTCCTCATCGAGAGTATCGAGATGGTGGCGGCGGCGCTGATGATGAATGTGGTAAGGAGTATCGCGATATACTTCGCAACTTTCTTCCACTCGTCGCGATCCTGGCGCAGCCTCTGGTTCTCGTGCGCGAGGTCTGTTATCTCGATATCGACGTCGAGCGCCTTTTGTATTGGGGGGTGAGTTCGGTCGAGACTTCTTTCATACCAGACGGATAACTCCTCCTCGTCGAGGTCGTCGGGCGCATCTTGCGACAGCGGAACGGGATATGTGTAGCCGTGTTCCTCGGTCCCGGCATACGACCAATCGACGATTTGGTCTTCATATTTGAGGGTTTCCGTTAAGGCACCGGTCATCGCGTCGAAAGCCTCGTTGACGCTCTCCGCTTCGACGACGATATGCAGCTTCGAAATAAATCTGGTCATGGCATCCTTCCTAGAGCGACGTCTTTTTGATTGCGGCGAGGAATGGAGCGGGCTCGCCGAGTGGCGGTATCTCGACCGCGCTCGCGCGCATGATCCGCGTGTCGAGATTTACCCAGATGAACGGCCGTTCGCGGGATTGGCGTTTGACCCACCAATATGGTGCGTCCTCCCAGCCCACGATCTGCCAGTTCTTGTTGTCGAGAACGAAGTCTCCCTTGTCGGTAACGACGATCAGGACCGCGTGCCCGTCGCCATTCCACTCGCGGGCAACCGCGAGGAGGAGGTTCTCCGGCGCCCAGCCGCGCTCGATCAGGAGGCGGCGCTTTTCAAGCGCGATGTCTTCGCAGTCGCCACCGTCGGCGGACGGAAATTCCCACCACTCGTCGCGGTCAAAGCGTTCTACATCGAAGACCTGCGGGAGCGCGTTCGCGTAGTCGTTGACCTCGACAAGCTCGCCCCAGGATCGCGCGTCAAGAGTGGCCGGCTGCGGGTTGTCACTACCGCCCGCGCACTCTTCCGGGTGCCGGACGCAGAAGCCGACATATCCGAACGGTGGCGTGACCTGTTGGCCGGTCGGCTGCGATGCGAGGCCGGTCCTTTCCGCGACCTGCGTCGAGGCGCAACCGCTCAACATCGTGCTCGCAAGAAGACCGGCGGCGACGATCCCGAAGTAGAGGCCGGACAGCGGCCACCGGTCGGGCCTAGAGGTCGTCTTCATCGGATACCTCCAAGCGGTCGGCTTCGTCGAGGACGAGTTTGATCCGCGTCACCCAATCGTGCTGGACGTGTCCGGCGCGCGCGGCGTGGTTGGGAAATGCCTTCTTGATCTCCGTGCGAAGGGCGACGAGGGCGTCGTACATCGCGGGCGCCGCGTGCCTCTTCGCGGCAAGGCTCTTATCGTCGGTGACCTCGGCTCCCGCCGGTTCGATGCGCGCCATGACAAGGAAACCGACGTCGTGGCACTCGCGCTCGCCGACGTCGTGGGCCAATTCGGCCGATGTGAAGCAGACCGCCTCGGCGACATTCGGAGTAAAGGAGCGCTCGTCGTCGGCGAGCCAAAGACCATCGGCGGTGTGGACGTGATAGGCGGTTGCTTTGAGCGTCGTCATTTCGATTTCCTTCTCTGGCGGGCGGCGATCACCCGCGATACCCAGCCCGGCGCGTAGCCGTAGCGATCTGCGATCTTGCGGAGCTCGTCGCGCGTGCGAGCGGCGGCGATCTCGGCGGCGGTGGCGCTCCTACCCATCGTGCGGCCGGGCTATCGGCTGAACGGCAATCGCTCGGATCGTCTTCTCGTCAACGTCCTGATAGTCGGGGCCGTGCGAGAGGTAGTTGCTCTGGTTGTTGATGAGCGTGCGCACCTCGCGCCGGGCTTGTGCGGCGGTCATCCAGTCGGGGTAGGTGAACGTGACCTTGGCCGATGTCGTCTTGCGCTTAGCCATTGGCGTTCTCCTGTTTGCGTGCGCGGACCCGGTCGACAAAGGCGACGACCTCTTCCCAATTGTCGGTTTCAAGGCTCTCGCCCTCGATCTCGGTCCCCGCCCGCTGTGGCGAGACGCGGAAGCGCGGCCAGTCGGGAAACTCGCGCTTGTCCTTGTCGAGGTAGTCGACCCAAATCTCGAGCTCGAGCGGATCGGAGACGAAGTGCGGGCAGATATCGTTGTGGAAGGAGACGTCCTCGAAGCCGTCCGGGATATGAGGCATCGTCTCCGGATCGAAGTCGGGGAAGTCGTCGCGATATGGTGCGCGAAGGTCAGCCTCTATCTCGGCGTCGACCAACTCCTCGACTGAGGCCCACTGGCAGGTGTCGCACTGACAATCGTTCGTATGCTTCGTCGCCATGTCAGCCCCCGTAACCCGGGAAGAGGCGAAGGATCGCGCTTCCCGCGTTGTGTTCCTGACGCGTCAGGAGTGGGTGGCCGGTAGGCTCGCCGCTATCATCCTCGGTATTGAGGGGGTGGTGTTCGGCGAGCCACTCGTCGAGGCTCATCTGGCGGAGATCGGGGCGGGTCGCCATGAAGGCGCGTGCGAGGCCGTGGAGCGCGCTTTCGCCTTCACCTTGGAACTCCCACTCCTCGATGGTGCCGACGATGTTCTTCTCGCCCTCCTCGAGCGAAATCGACGGGTCGTCTTCGAACTGGTTGTAACCGACGATCTCCTCGTAAGCGGCGCCGAGGAAGAGGAGCTTCTTGTCGTCGTCCATCTTCGCGACGATCTCGCGGACGGTTTCGATTGCCTTGCTCATTTTGGGCTCTCCGGCTCTACGGGTGAGGTGGCCGCGCGGCCCAAAGACCGCGCGGCGGCGATGCCTAGGCGGCGAGCTCGAGGAGCTTTCCGAAGACCTTGTTCGCGTGGACGTTGTTCTGCCCGACGAGTGTCGAGGCGAAGCGGTTGTCGTTCGTCCCGCGCGCCATGTGGTTGGCGTAGTAGGTCACGCCGTTGAACAGGTCCCACGCCGTCGAGCCGGTAACGTCGGAGCCGGGAGATTTGAGTGCTGCCTCTATGATCCCCTTCACCGTCCGGTTCGCCCGGTCGTCGAAGTTCTTCACGATGTCTTCCGGCTCGTCCTTCGACTGATAAATCGGAGCGAGGAGACGGATCGCGTCGTCGCGGCTGATATTGAGCTTCGTCAGGAGCTTCGCGTTCTGTTCGAACTCGCTGATCCCCTGACGCGCGAGGCCGATAGCGTTCGCGGCGTCTTCGGGGTTGAACTTCCTCGTGTGGGGAACGCGGACCTGTGCGTCTCCGGCGAAGCCGCCAGAGAGAGCAAAGGTATTGGCGCAGACGACGCGGATCGGAGTAACGCGGGCGATGGTTGCATACCCGGCCTCGTGCTTGCTCGCGAGGAGGAGGTAGCCCTTGACGGCGTCGCCACCCGGGAGGATGAAGCCGTTGCCGAGATTGGCGAGGCCCCAAACGATCTGACCGCCCTTGAGCGCGCCCGCCGTCTCCATCGTGGCGCCGCCGTCCTTGCAGAAGTGCGTGAAGAACTCGAGCACCTCGGCGTTCTGAACCGGGTTCCAACGCTCGCCGACGACGTCGAAGATGCGTCCGTCGGTCTGGCGAACGAGGGCCGTCTTGCCCGCGAGGCGTTCCGTGCCGGCGGTGAACTCGATATCGTCGTTTCCGCCTTCCGCCTGCAACGTCGTGAAGAGCGGGCGCTTTTCGACCTTCCAGTCGAGCCCGGCCGCGACGAGCATTTCGGCGGGCGTGGTGTCCGGGCCGACCTTGACGCCAAGGCCGTGCCACGGAACCTGATGCGCCCAAGCCATCGTTTCGACTTCGTGAGACATTTCCAACTTCCTTTCCTAGAAAGACGCCGTGTAGCGCCGCTAGTATGAAAGATATAGGAAATCCCACTACATTCAACATGTGTAGGAGGAAAAAAGTAGGAAATGTGCGTATTGCTGTCCCCTACGGGACATTGTTGCAAAAGAGCCGCAGAAACATTGATGTTTTTGGCGATGTCCCTACCCTGTCCCCCTGTCCCCAGCAGGAAAACGGCCGGAAATCGCGTCAAGCGAAAAAGGGCAAAAAACGGGGACATTCCGAAAAAAATTTCGGGGGGCTAAGTCATTGAGCCGTGTGGAAAAAAGTCGGATGTCCCCGCCTGTCCCGGCGGGTGTCCCTAAAATTTCCCATTGACGGGTGAGACAAAATCAGCCGATCTTCGCGCGTAACAGGCTCGGTCTTCGCGCGGACACAACAAGCGAGAGGGCGAGCGGGGCCGACAGGCCCCCAGCGAAGCCTACCAATCTCATTTCTTGTTGATAGAGCAGGCAGGTCATCATGGCCCGACCTCGTATTCAGATCGTCCCCACCGACGATGTCCTCGAGCAGTTCGGGAACCAGATTGCCGCCCTGGGCGAACGATCCGCCCGCCCTGCCTTCGCAAG